TCAGCTCCAATAATTCTTTGTATCTTATCTACAGAATAATACTGTTGCATATTAGACACTGCCATTTCTAGTGTATTCTTCTTGCAAGTGTCTAAGTTTTCCATCTGCTCCATTAAGGTATTCATTCCCTGACGAATCCTAGTCTGTACCGCTAGACCTGACTCACTCGAAGAGGTTGCAACGCCCATCATTGGGTCTGTAGCACCACTGATCTCCTTTGCATCAAAATCACTTCTTTGTTCAAAAGAAGCAATCGTTGGTACAAGTTGTGTGTGTTGATTCGACCACTGAGTCATAAAGTCAGAAATCCGTCCTTTATATCCAGGGATTCCAATCCACTCTCCGTTACCAGAAGCTCTATTCATTTGTTCTGCAGTAACCTTATTTCCTGTAAAGATACCACCACCCTTTGGAGAGCGATTAATAATATCTAAGGCTTGTGACCTACGCTTATTCTTCTCTCTTTGAGGGTCTTTTAAATTTTCTACCAAACCAAATGTTTCCACTGTATTTCCATAGTCCTCAAAAGTATAGAAAAATGGAATCAACGGAAATTGATTATGACTGTAAGGATTTGGTGTTTTTTCCTGTAATATCCTAGCTCCTGCAAAAACAGTAACATAGGTCTTAGGAACGCTTTTAGAAACCACATTTAACTCAACAGGAGCAACTTCCATTTCAGGTCTTTCCATGATTTTCCTAATGGCCTCATTGGCTTTCCGCTTGGTCTTAAATCCTTGTTGTGAAAATCGTCCCGTTTGTGGATTCACTAAATAAAATTCTTTTTCGTATTCTCTTTCCCATAGTTCAATAATTCTGATCTTCTTACGATGAGCATCCATGTTATAGGCTTCCATGCTCTTAAAACCATAATTAGGATCTACATTTTTATATTTATCTCCTAATTGAATGTTTTGCAAGGATTCTTCTCCCATAAAAGTTTCCTGTATATCCTCTGCTTTTTTAAGGTCTTTCAACGCATCTGGAAACATTTCTTTTGCCTGAGAAATAGATAAGAGTTTGGTTCTGGCCAATCTGCCCCACTGTGAACAATCAGGAGTGGTTGCTTCTGGATCCATCAACACATTTGCCCAAGATTCTCTTTTAATATGGATTTTACTATCAAAGTATTCACCTGGTTCTACCGATATATCTACCCAACCACGACCTGTAATTACACCGTCCTTAAACACACGACTGAACACATTCTGTAAGGATTGGCTTTTATCAATATGATACAATAAAGCAGTAATTAACTTTGCTTCATTGTCATCATTCATTTCTACGGGTCTGGCACGGTACGATGTTCTACCTTGTCTTTCAATACCAGTAACCAAGTTTACCTTCGGAAGGATAATATTGAGCTGAAGGGGAGGACGTCCCTCTGCTCTTAATTTGGATATATCGGACATATCCCATTGTCCCGTTCCGTACCCACCCGTATAAAAATACATGGATTCTCTTGCAGCTTGCATAAATTGTTTATTGCTACCCTGCATTGCTTGAAATACTTCGTGTAAATATGCTAAATCACTCATATACCCATCCAACTGGTTTTACGCCTAAATAAACTTGGTGTTCTATATCTATCTCTGCGTTTTGGTTTATTTGAACCTTCTACCGCATGAACTAAATATCGAACACAGTCCATTGCGTGATCATTTTTTTTCACAGGCTCCTCTGGTGCGCTTTTTTCGCTATGCCCATGCTTTAATTCTTTCCATTTATAATCCATGATCTCATCCAATAAAAATCCCATATTTCTAACATCAAAGAATTTTAACTGACAATGACCATTTTTATCTGTCGTTAAGTAGCGTGCTACCCTATCAAAACCTGCACGCTTATCATTATTGGCTCTTTCCCACTCAATACCATACTCTTCCCACTCATCTGCAATCGAATATCCGTCACGCTCAGTCCTGTTAATGGACGGGTCGGCAATGAAAGTATAGTCCATCCCTGTCTCTAATCTATCTTCTACCATTGGAACCAGTTCATCTATCCTCATTTCATCACCATAAATGATGTCATACACAAAGATATTCTTCTCATCGTCCACTGCAGCAAATAGTATGCTAGTCGGATTTTTATACCCATAGTCATACACTACATACCTATTCCACCATTTTGGCATGTCAAATGATTTTATCACATGAATTTTTTCGTCAAACATCGGATAAACCAAGCCTGCAAAATCATCCCAACTGCAATACACATAGCGATTAACCCACATCTGAGGCATGGAGAGTAGATGTTTAATGTAATCAGCAGGTAGGTGTGGGTTATCGCTATAAACCTTTACTTCTTCGTCCGTTTCAGGAGGAGGTATATCTGGTGTCCAAGTACGAGTCTCGATCAACCGATAGTCTCCTTTGGTTTCATTCTGCTTTTCCTTATGCTGTTTAAACTTCTTCCAGACCCAATCATGTCCTGCAGGGTTACAAGTATGAAAACTGCAACGCATCACACCCTTCTTCCTTAATTGACCTGCCGCAGCAATAAAGGTTTGTTCTGAAATTTCTTCTAACTGATCAAACGCATACCACCCTAGATTCATTGACTTAATTCTCTGTATCGAGTCCCTAGAGTCATCTAAAGCCATATAGACTATCCTTGAACCATTCTTAAAAATAATTTCTCTATCTTGAGACCTGTGCTTGGAAACAAAACCACCCGCTAAGTCCAGGAGTTGAATCAATGTCGATTTTTTGAACGCATCGAGTACCTTACGTCCCATTAGTCCTAAGTTATTCTCATACGCTGCACTTTGTTGGATCGCTTCCATGCACATGGCCTCGGTCTTTCCTGTTCCTAAACTGCCTGCAAGCAAGTGATGCTTGCTCCAACCTGTATATAAATGATACTCCTCTTGATGTGGAAGGGGTCCAGTCGGTGTTCCATCTGGATTCTTATAGGTAATTAAAATATCGTCATTCATGATATATTCTTATATAACTCTTTCCAATCTATGGGCAAACTACCGTCCGTTTCTAAATTAAAAATCTTGATCGCAACATCCGTAATCTCTTTCGATTCTACTTTATCCAATCCGTATAAGTCTCGCAATATGTCCAGTAAGAAGTCTCTAGGAGACAAATATTGTATGTCTCCTTTATCATTTACAGCGTATGGATAATACTTCATTTCATATTCTTGATCATTTTTGATCTATCTTTGGGCGTTATTCCTGCCACCATCACATTCACTTGTGTGTTGGTCGCATTGGTTCTATCCCTGTACTTATGTGGATCTAACGCTTTTAACTGAAAAATACGCTCTGCTGTATTCTTTGCTTCTGATGCCTGTTCATACGATAGTTTCTCTAATCCGTCTAAACGCTCTTGATTAAAGGACTTACGCAGAACATCCACAGCTTGTGCAAACTGGGGGTCGTTCTTCATCGCATATTGAATACTACCATAATAAAATCCCATCTTATTGGCTGCGATCGAAGGAAAGCCGTGACAATCAACCATTGTCTTTAAAAAGGCATCCTTTTTATCGTCTGTAAATCGAACCTTTTTACTGGTATCGATTTCCAGGGTTGATAAGAAATTTGCATAATATTCATTGTCGTGCAGATCTTTGACTGCCTGTTTGACAGCCGACTTCTCCATCTCCTTTGGCGATTTTTTACGGTGTGCGTCTTTCAAATCGGTTGGAATATATGTAATGAAATATGTTATATAAAAGTAGTAATCCTTGTTATTGTGGAATTTAAAGGGGGCGATGTTTTGCAAGAAAAAATGTATGGGGGGTAACATATATGCCCCTCGCTTTCCGTCGTCGTTGGTATGGGGGGGGTGATCTGCCCTCGTTAATATGTCGCACGATGTCGCAACACCTTATAATTAATTAAATCAATTCATTCCGTCCGTCCCTTTTAACTTCAATTATAGCTGCACTTATTACAGATCTGTTCAATTAATACTTTATAATACTTTCGCCTCGCCTCTAAGATTATCAATATATATAATTGAAAGTATTTCATTGTGTCGGCTTGTTTTGTGTGTAAGTTAAGGGTGTAAATAATCACAAACAATCATACGCTTGAGGAGGCAATATGAAACTAACAGAAGAGCAAAAACTAGGTTTGAAATCTCTTAATTATCAACCTATTGGAAAATATAAAAATCCACTTAATAATATATCTGATGCAATCTCTATTTGTATTTATAGAGATGATTTTAAAGACAATGAAGCTTTTGATATAATAGCTGAAAATTTAAATATAAAAAATGCAACAAATATACAATTTGCTGTTGTAGGCTTTAAGGGTGGCTATAAGAAGAGCGAACTAAATGAAACTCTTTTTAAGGGGGGAAAGTAGATGAAGGATTATAAAAAACTTATCTTAAAAGGTATGGGAAAATCTAAGGTTAGAACCATAGTTAAGAAGTGGATCATAGAACAATCAAACCTAGCTTTAGAATATGGAGATACTATTTCAATTCCTAGTTATTCTATTGTTTCAGGCTTTGGACTTCCTGATCTTGGTGAAGATGACGATTTTTGCTTTGGTGATTTAACAGAATTTTTAAATAATAAAATATAGGAGGCAATTAAAATGAAAGTAAAAAACATACTCACAAACACAAACTCAAAGATTAAGAAAACAGCCAAATTAAATAATATTAGATTATATGAGTTTAATCTACCAGCAATTGATTCTTGCCCTTTTGCAAAAGATTGTTTGGCTTATTGCTATGCAAATAAAGGGACTTTTTTATATAAAGTTGTTCAGGATAAATACAAGGCAAACTATAAACTCACAAAAGATAGCAAGGCTTTTATTAATCAAGTTCAATCCGAAATCGATAGTAAAAAAGTTGAAGCTATTCGCATTCATTCAAGCGGAGATTTTTACAATCTTAAATATCTTAAATCTTGGGTAAAGATAGCTAAAAACAATCCTAATGTTATCTTTTATGGATATACAAAAAGCGTCCCATTATTCCGCCATATTGAAGCACCTAGCAACTTTGTTTTTTGCTTCTCTCAAGGTGGTAAAAAAGATCATTTAATAAAAGATACAGATAGGAAAGCAGTCATATTTACAAGCCACGAAGAGCGTAAAAAAGCGGGATATGTAGATTGTACAATTAATGATTTATTAATGACTACCACACACAAAATAGGCCTTGTATACCATTAAACAAAAAGGAAACTAGAAAAAGGGGTAATTAAATGACTAAAGATGCTCAAACAATAATTGATAAAATGCACAAAGAAATAAGGAAACTAAAACAATGAAAACAATAACAGATAAATACATAAAGAGTTTATTTAATTCAATTAGTAGTGAATTAATAGAACTAGTTAAACAAGCTGAAAAAATGCCGTATACAACGAAAAACAATTACGGGGAGTATATAAAGCTATTAACAATGTTAAAGCCTCAAGTAGGCTTAAATAATGCCGCTCAATTACTAGTATTGGCTAAGGGTAATAAGCAAGGCATATTAGACGCTAAAAAAATCATTAATAACTAGAGGAGCGTAAACAATGAAAATAATCAATTTTAGGCCAAAACACTATAACGGCAGAGTATATGCCTATAGCATAACAACAGATAAGGGAACTTTTCATATAGATAGTTGGAATTTTGAAAAAGCATTAATGGGAATAAATCTAAGTAATGCCACTATTAAAAAGTCAAGTGCTAGAGAAAAGCAAGAACTAGAATTTAAACTACCCAAACAAAAGAAAATAAAACTTTCGGGCAAAATGGTAGAAATAGAGATAAGCAAGGAGGCCTAATAATGCACCTAGAAATCATTTTAATCTGTGGACTAATAGTAAGTCTGCAGCAATTAAGAATCATTGATTTAAAAGAGGATTTAAACCAATGGAAAGAAACTTGTTTATTAAATCAAAGGGAGAGGAAGAGGTAAAATGAGCAAAATAAAAGAATATTATAAAATCAAATATGATTTCGTAGTTGCTACCTTATTGGATACTATAGAAAACCCATATTGGTATCCAATAGGTGCAGAATATGGAGATGTAATTTGTGTAAAAGATGATGAAATACTTTTGAAGAAAAAAGAATATAAAGAACTTGGTTTAAAAGAGTGGATTAAAATACAATTTGAACCACCTACACCAAAGAAATTCCTGGAAAAAAATATTAAAAATGATTTTTATAAGTTTCCAAAGGATTGTTTAGAAAAAGTAATTGAAACTATGTTTTCAAAAGTTTGTAAAGCACTAAAAGGAGAAGAATAAAATGAGCAAAATAAAAGTAAATAACATAAGAAAAAAAGCGTTACATTGGTGGAGGGCATTAGACGGCAATATGAAAAGAACAATGGTTCTTAATCCCAATGTAAATAAAACAGATAATATAAATGTAAAACTAATTGGCTCTTCATCTTTACAAGTGGAAAGAATGTTTAAGAATTGGCTAGAGTGGGAGATATAAAATGAAGAAAACAATAAATCAACCAAATTGGTATCCCCTAGAAACATTATCGGAGAAGTACCCTAACCAGATCAACTGTTGCGATTTCATGTATATGGGTAAGGTCAGTGAAATTGAACTTTACAAAAACATAGTAACAAGAAGATATATCAACATCGATGCAGAAGGATATTGTTGGTCATATTCTAGTAATGGCTATTTTCAAATAACCGAAAAATCAGCTATCAGAAAGGTCCTAACATGAGCAAAATAAAAGAATACCATCTAAAACTAGAGGAAGAAGAGACCAGAGAAGAGCGTAGAAAGGCTCTATTTGGTCGTATGTTTGGAGATCCTATAGCAAGTAAGGCTTACTATAGCTTAAAGAGAAAGAAGAGGGATTAAATGCCAATAGGAGGAGACCTATCGCACAATAAATGCGATAATTGTGATTCATTCCTGATCTGGAATGAGTTTGGAGATAGTCGTAGTGATGTATCGCAGCTAGAAGAAGTATGCGAGGAGTGTCAATCTAGTTGTACCGATTGTGGCACATATAAAAATTCAGATGAAATATATGGTGGTATGTATCTATTTAATAAAGAAGATACAGATGGAGAGATTACACCAAAGTTATATAGTTCTGATGATTTTTTATGTATGCATTGTATTAATAAAAAAGAAAAACAAACAGAAGAGGTATAAAATGAAGTATTATGAAAATATTGCAAGTGAATTAGATGATCTTTTGATACAACATTCTAGGTTTATTAAAAAAAGATACAAGTTAAATCAAAAGCAAATATCTAAAGTAATTGATACTTGGTCTCAAGGTATAAGCATAAGATATTTAGAAAAAAATGATTAATAGTAACTAATTTATTCGTCTCCTCATAAGGCTACCTGGACTCCGCTATATGTTTAGGTAGCCTTTTTATTTTACGCAGCTTGTTTTTCTGCTACCACTCGAAGTAAGTCATCAGCGTCCTCATCCATCCCTATTTCCTTAAAGAACTTAGCGTGTAGTTTCAAGGATTCGATCTCGGTCATCCTTTTGGCTTTGATCTCTTGCATTGAGTATTGCAGTAGTTTGATAAAGCGTGATTGATCCTTTCGGTCTTGAGGGGTTTGTGTTTCCACAAATTCATCCAAAGCAACCTCGTTCCTTTGTTCATTTCTGATGTTGTTTAAGATCGAGTACACAACCTTGAGGGGTGGTAAGTACCTGGTCCTACATTCGGCAACCACTTGACTCCATCCCTTCTTTACTACCTCTTCATCATAGTTAACAAGTGCATCTCTCCATTCTTTTCCGAGCAGCTTGTTCTTCTCAATACTGAACGTCTCAAACAAGTCTATAACATAGTGATTCGCCTTTTCATTATTCATCGAACATCTCCTTATATGTATTTACTTTGTTGGGGGTTATGGTCCCATTCTTCGCTTGGTATTCCACTGCATTTCGACACCAATTTCGGAAAGCTGCCTTTTTATTCTTATAACGCTTTCCGTGAGCAAGTTGATAATCTTCCCATTTCTCAAACTCAGTCTCTAAGTCTAAAGTAGGATACTTCTCACTTAGACCTTCAAGTATTACTTTAGGTTCAAGTGATACTTTAAGTGTATCCTTAACTAAAGGTTTTCCTTCTCTTACAATCTCATCCTTTCTAAATACTAACAAATTATTTTTATTATCTAAGAGTAAATGATTATCTAAGTAAGATACTATATGATCTCTTATAGTATCTTTATATATATTATCTAAGTAATTAGATATATATTTAATTATATATTTATTATATATAGATAATATATTATAAAAAAACACACTCTTATACTTTAAGTCAAGCATTATTTCATCAATATCCGATAATTCCTGATATTCTAGCGTTTTGGTGCTATTTTCTTCATCCATTGTAATTAAAGGGGTTATTTGCTTGTTTTCTTCTTTAGCCATACCTATACCTCACTTTCTTTTTTTTTAACGATTAAGACTATCTTACAAGCCTTATTTAACTATTCTAGGTTTACAATCTAAGCATACTTTATCCCTAAGTTTATATTTAGGGAAGTCCTGATAGCGTAAAACGGTTCTTTTGTTATCGGTACACCCTGTCTGAATGACCTCGTATGCTTGGTTGCATTTCTGACAATGAAATACATTAAATTCCTTTTTCCAATTCTTTCTTTGTCCGTGTTTAATCAAATGGTTTCTTGTTTGACTGGTGCAATCCAGTATCCAATCAATGATATGTGGTTCTTTCATGGTTACTTCTCTAGTTTTTTATCTAGTTGTTCAATGTGTTGTTTTTCATAGATCATCCCATAAAGCAGCACCAAGTAATTGACTGCATCTAAGATGCGACCATCTATCTTTTCATCAGAGGCCTCAGTTCCGTGTAAGATGTAGTAACGAATCGAATCAATGTGTTTGAGTAAATACACCATTAGTACCTCTTCTCTACTGAGATTCAAGCGTTCACCTACTGACTCGAAATTGGTAAACTTTTCACCACTACCAACGGTGTACTCCTCACCTTTCGCCTTACTGACTTCCAGGCAGTTCTTAAAGAACTTCTCTGCGATTAAAAAAAATGTATCATTTTGCATTTTTAATATACTCCACATCTACTGCGTAGACCATTCCTAGCTTGGTCCACTTGGTTCTAAAATTCTTCCAATTCTCTGCACGATGATTGATTGCAGTTGTAAACTCATTACTTCTACGAAATATCTCGTGTTTAGCGACTTGTTCAGGGGGTGCTTCCTCGTGTGGATAGCGAATGGCTATCGTACAGATCATTCTATCTAACTTAACTTGCTCTACCACGACCATAATGACGATAAATATTCTCTAATTGCAACATTCTCGTATATCCAGAGCTGCCCTTCTCTATAGTACCTTCCTTGTATAACTCACGATATAACTCAACAATACTTTGCAAACTCCCCATTGCTTTCTTTTTACTTTTTTCCATTTTTTAACCTCGTTATTTTATAGATCTCACCTCTATCTTCTTTAAATAGTACCCAATCGCAAGTGCCTAAACTAAGCCACTTAGGGACACTACTTCTTACTTTACATTGAATCTTCACTCCATCTGCAAGTATATCAACATCTTCCTGACATCCTGGTAGACTCAATCCATTACTTCCATAGGCTCTTTCCACATCTTCATAGCCTAATTCTTTTAACTCTTTTACACACTCGTATTCAAAACGATTGCCTTTTTGTTTACTTTTGTTTGGCATTTTTTTCCTCCTCATATACAAACATATAGACGGGAGTATGCTCTCCCATATTTGCACCTTCAATATTATAATAAAAATATTCTATTGCTTCCTCAGTGGTCATATCCTGAGATTGTAACTTTTTCAGGATCTTACCAATGCTATAAACCACTCTTTGCTTACTATCTATGCCGAGAATAGCATCATCAAAGCCATCAGCTTTCAGTGTGTGATCAGGTTCTGCATACATATCCATAAAATCTTGTAAACTCATATTGGAAACTCCATATATTGATAAAAATAATTACGCTTTTTCTGTTGTCGGTTCTTACTGGGTTTCAGTGCCAGGTTGATGGAAGTTTGATTCTCATAAGGCACATAACAGATCATATCCTTGTCCTTATAGTAGACTGCAACAATGTCAATAATATCCTTATTACGATACTTATGCAGCCGAACTTCAATGGCAGTATCACTCTTCAGGTCCGTAATCGTCTTTACTTGAATCCTAAGAAACTCTTTCTTTCTTCTTTCTACAATAAGATCAACACCTTGCTCATCAATAACAGGACGATAAACATGATAATTGTATCGTGAGATCAAATCCTTTATCACCGCAGTTTCACCAATGAATCCTATCCGTATCGTGCTTACTTTGCTCATACAAATAACTCCTGTTGTACAAATCGTTTATTTGCTATTTTGATGTATTCTGGATTGAGTTCTATCCCTAACCACTTACGATATAATCTCTGTGCTACATACCCTGTAGTACCACTCCCAAAAAAAGGATCAAGAACTATATCTCCTTTTTTACTACCTGCTTTAATACATAATTCAGGAAGTTTTTCAGGAAATACTGCGAAGTGAGCTTCTTTGTATGGTTGAGTATTTATCTTCCACACTGAGCGTTTATTTCTGCCTAACTCTGCAAAATTTGCATCTTTAAGGCCATGATGAATAAGTAGTTTATCTTTAGTTCCATTTCTAAAATTACTTCTATCTCTAGTACCCCAATTTTGTGCAGGTTCTTTAATACTTTCAGCATCATAGTAGTAATTAGCTGACTTAGTTAATAAAAAGATATATTCGTGGGATTTAGTGCATCTATCTGTTACTGACTCAGGCATAGGATTCGGTTTATGCCAGATTATATCTTGCCTGAGATACCAACCATCTTGTTGAAGTGCAAAAGCAACTCTCCAGGGAATACCAATTAAATCTTTTGGCTTAATATTTTCACTTGGCTTTGGTCTAGTAACACCATAATCATTATTACCACGAAGAGTTTGATTTGTTGTTGTAGACCTTCCTCCACTTGAATAACTATCTCCAAGATTTAACCATAAAGTACCATCATCTTTTAAGGTTCTTCTTACTTCACGAAAAACCTTTACCATATTTTCTACATATTCTTCTGGAGTTTCTTCAAGTCCGAGCTGATCATCTTCACCATAATCCCTAAGTCCCCAATATGGAGGAGAGGTAACAACACATTGTATTGTATTGTCCTCTATATCTTGAAGGCGTTCAATTACATCGCCTTGTAGTATTGTATTTACTTTAGCCATTCCACACCAATATGTCTTAGGTCATCACTCTTAATTAAGGTAATAGCATCATTTCTATCTTTTCTTCGGTATAGTTTATATTGGGCAAGTAAAGGTTTATCGACAAACTCGTGTGCCACAAACCTCTGTACATAATCAATTAAATTACTGGGTCTGACTAATATCCAACTCTTGTTGGTCTCAAAAGCGATCATATCAGCGTGAGAATTATAAAGCCAACCATCATCATTGACTCCCTGAACCTCTATCCAATGCCATTCATCTTGCACTTCTTCTCCTCTACGAAGTGCTTTCATACCTTTTATTTCTATATTAGCAGAGATGTTGATGTCATAATGATGGTTCATATCATAGGCTGCTCCGACTTTTACACCTGTAAAGCCTTGATTTTCAATAAATGATTTAAATCTTATTTCTGTTTCTAAACCATCTAATACTTGTTTTTTATTTAACATATTACCCTCGGTATGTGATTACAAAGAGAGGGGGCAGACACCATGTCTACCCCCTGAGAGATACTAACTAACTAGAATGGGAGATCATCGTCCTCCTGCTTCTTTGGTGCAACTCCACCCTTATCAAAGGGTTCATTGATGTTGCAACTAAGATAAGTTTCACCTTTTTTGGTTTGACTTACCCAACCTGCACCCTCTACCTTACCAATACCATCTAGTTCCCCAGAGATATTGTATGTAGGTGAGTTTTCACCTTTTTCTTTGCCTAACTTTGCATAGTCGATCTTAAATAGATTGACCTTGCCTATCTTTTTTGGTCTTGTAGCCATTATGCTACCTCCTTTTGTTTTTCTTGTTCGGTGATGATTGTATCTGTTTTCATTTTCTTATCTGTAACCATCACATTTTTGTTTGCTTTAAAGCAGGATTTGATTCCTCTCGGTCTTGGTTTTGCATAAACGGGTTTAATAGGTCCGTTCTGTGCATACCATAACTTAACCATAGAATCCCATTCCTGAGTTAAATCTTCTTCAACTAGCTTGAGTTTATACTTGGGCGCAGTTCTCCAACTATTCATCACATAAAGAACTCCCATGAAATCAATAGGATGCTCTGGAAATAAACCATTCCATAACTCCTTATATGCTGTAACCTGGTACTTATGATGCTCAAACTTGTTCGCAACGGTAGATGAGTTTCTTACCGTCTTAATATCAAGCATGATCCTACCTGACATACCTTCTTTTAGATCTGTACACCTTGCTTCAGCAGGAGTAAGTCCATCCTCTACTTTGATACGAGCAATCATATCAGCAGTCCCTGTGTAATCCTTCCTACTATCAAATAAAGGCACTTCATTACCCTCTATCTGTATTGTATGATCTAAGAAGAACTTGTTGCCAGACTCCATGAATTTGATCATAGGATCTGTCCACTCTCTTACTTCCTGAGTATCAGGATCATAGTATTTACTATCAAAGTCAATATCAACACCCATCGATAACTGCTCTAAACAAAGGTGTATTTGTGTACCTTCCCTAGCAGCTTTATTGGCATACTGCATCGCATCTTCATAACTATTGGCATCACCTAACCACTTATCAAAACCAATGCCCTTCGCCATAATATTCTGTATGGTAGTAACACTAGGTAAGTGCTGACGGTTTTCTTTAGTCCACTCCTGAGTCTTGAAATTCTCTTCTAAGTGGGTAAGTAACGGTGCATACGCCCTCCCAAAAGGAAAATCAATCCTCTCGATAGGCGTAAGTAATGTCGTGTTCGGGGGATGATACGCTTGTTTGCGCTTGGTTGAACTTGCTCTTTTTGACATGAGTGTCCTCCTCATTTGTTATTGTTTTATACTTGGTAAATCTTCCATTATGTTTTTTCACTAACTCTTTTAATTCTTCTTGAAATGCTTTTCTATTGTTATCATCAAATACGATGGTAAAACTTGGTCTACTCATTCTCTAGTAACCTTACTTTTGTTTGTGGCGCAATTCGTTGATTAAATGCACTCCTTGTTTCTTTATTGCCTTCCCAATCAACCTCTTCATAAGAATCCCATCTAACTAATACACTGCCACTACCAATATCAAGTACCCTCCCCGTTCTCTTACCACACTTAAATTGATGTTCTTCCTTTAACTGACTAATAAAATAGGTACTGCCCACTTGAAGAGGTATATGCGAGGAGGCACTTTGTTCCATAGGGTAAGGCATAATCACGGAGTCCTTACTCTAGTGTGGGCAGTAGTTCTTTCGTTCACAAATCTTTGTACTTCTGACTTACTGATCAGTTTCTTTTTGTGAGATAGATTTAATACACTCAGTTCACCAGACTTGATCCAATTTGTAATCGTTCTGTTAGAACTTCTGAGCATATCTGCTACTTCATTGATCGTATAGTATTCATTTTCCATGCCAAATACTAATTGTATAAAATGGTAAAAACAAGTAAATAATGGAAAATATTATAAAATAGCTTCTTTATACTGCTCTATATACTCTTCTTCTTTGGCTTTACCGTGTGCAGAGTTGTAATACTTTTTGTAGTATGCTGCTTGACCTTCCAAATCAGAAGGTAGCTTTTTAGGCACCCGATAATACTTGAGTCTGCAGTGCATGATTCCATAAGCAATATTGGCCTCTAACATATCCCCCACTTCTTCATCTCTAATTCCTTTACTGACATATTGAATGGGAACTAAGGCAGCCGAAGCACATAGTCTTGCCCTCGACTGCCTGTACTTGAGATACGAATTAATATTATCCTGAGCAGTAGCCACTTCAACCTGCCAGAAAGATTTGGCTATACCACTGCCTATCTGCCTGATATAACGATACCTGGATTCATATAACCCAGTACCTAGTATAAGATCTTCAGCCTCTTTAGAATACATCCCCATTGTGGTGATGACTTTCCTTATCAACGATCTATACTGTTGAACCTGCTCAGGAGACATTACATTGATCTTTCGCTATTTTCTCTGATAATCTTTACAGGTGCGTTAGGATCCATACCATCAACACCTTTCTTTGCTCTTTTTGGAGCAGAGTTTTTAGAATTACCATAGCCACTTTTCTTCATTTTCTTTCCGTAGTGCATGCTATTTTCCTTTCTTTTTGCGCTTTTTCATAATATTTCTTTCTAATGCGTAATAAAGACCTTCGCCTTTCTTCTTACCATACTTCTTTAAGATGGATTTAAACATCTTTTTATTCTTTGGCATTACTTATGTTTCTTACTATGCTTTTTCGTATAGTCCATAAACTCTTTTTCATTTTTAAAATGTTTACTTTTACCACCACTAAGACTCAAGTGCTTTTCCCATAAAGTCATATCTTTGAATTTTTTTGGAATTTTTACTTTTCCAGACATAACTGGTTCACCAGTTTTTGGATCGTAATGATAAATAAACCCCTTACTGTCTCGCTTACCCTCAGAATTAAACCTGGCTTGAGGATAGGTACTAAAACTACCTTTCTTATAATTCTTTGGCAAAGGCTTACCAAAAACATCATAAGAACCGCCAGACCTGTCTAATGCCTTTGTTAGATTTCCCTTCGGCATTAGAATTTCCAGACCAGTTTACCAATAGCAACAATCACATCCATACACTCTTTTGCTATAGCTTGTTGCTCAGACTTTGATATTTTACCATCCTTCTTTGCATCATGGTACTTTTGAGCGACTTGTTTCACTTCATTTACAAGAGGTTTATACTTCACTGCTACTAATGTCCCTGCTGCTCCTAGTATAATAACAAGCATATACGCTGCGTTACTTAATGATAACCATTCCATATTATTTCCTTTCCTTTAACATCTGTTTAATTTCTGAGATGTCTTGCATGATGACATCTAATTTATATGCTACTAGATTGCGATCAGATTTATACTCACGCTTATCTATCTTTAATTCCATTTCTTTCTTAATGGCACTTATATCTGCTTTCATAAAACCAAAAGCAAGAGTCATGGAGGCAATTAATACAATAATTGTCATTACATTCTCTAAAGATATATTGGTGTTGAGTTTCATGCCATCCTTACTTTCTTCGCAATAGATTTGCTGTATGAAGCATATTGCTTCCCCTTCTTACTTGCAGCTCTTTTCTTTCTATTGGTTGCTCTTTTCTGTGCATCGGTTAAACTGGTTCGTACAGACTTGGGTAAATACCTTCCTCTTTTAGACTTGGGTTTATTCTTATCGCCTTTACTAACATAATCCCAGTTTTGTTTTGTCCATTTAGATAGCTTATTAGAGGATTTCTTTGCACCTCCGTATCGTCCCCCCATATCCTTATAATACTTTACTGCAAGTTGCATGGCTCTGGCAGAGTGCTTACCACCCATCTTGGCCTTAGCTCTAGCCTTTGCTCTTGCCCACTTTTTAGGATCTAATTTCTTTGCTGTAGCCATTACCACTTTACCTTATCTGCCCAGTAAGCAGCACTCATCTTACCTTTAGCTATATTTCTTCTATGTCTCGCTTTAAAACTTTTACGCTTCATCTTCATTCTAGTCGATTCCCCTGCTTTCGGTTTCCCTGCAGTAGATGCTCCTTGCTCTCCAAAACGAATCAGTTTTACCAATAATCCTTCTTTTGCCATTACAATATGCGACTTCTTAGGATGTCCTGGAGTTCTCTTTGGTTTGTTAAACCCTTTAAGACCTAATCTTTTCATTGTAGCTCTTGCTCTTTTAACCCTTGATTCTGAAGCTGTCATAATTGATTTCTTAATCTATCTAATTCTTTTTCCAAGTATTCTAACTTACTATTCTGCCTTATATCAGCAGGTATCTCTGCATTTTGATTGGCATCTGCATCTTCTTCCATTCGGATAATATGCTCTTCATTCATTGCTACCTGATACTCTAAAAATGATATACGAGTATTTAACTGTCCGTATCCCCATACCATAGCACCAATTAAACCTACTGCTTGTATTAACATTGGTAAGCTGATGTTGAGACTACTACTATCTGATATGGGTTTAGTTTTTTCCATTTAACCTACTGATGACACCTTTTATCTCTGATACTTGATTATCCAGATCATTGATTTCTTTTGTAAGATCATCAAACTTTCTATCTAATCTTTCATCAGATTTATTCCATCTGTCAATTAATTTTATTAACATGCTTTCTGTATTTTCTAAGGTCTCACTCTGTCCCCTGTTTTCTGTTCTCAGGTCTAACAAAGAAGATGCTTGTTCATCTGCTCTTTGAGACTGCTTAAAATATCCGTAAAAAAAAGCACCAACTACTAAAGCTAAAGCTCCGTACTCAGCGTATAAACTCACAAAATCCTGCATATCAGCTCGCTATGATTATGATCCATATCATTAAGAACACAAGGTCTATACAACATAAATCCATTATATTTTACCTATCATTTTCATAAACTTGACATAATTCTTCAAGTCTTTTATTATTTTCGATTCTTTCTTTTCTTTCCCCAACTTAGAGGATTTAGATTTAATTCTTTTTGATACCATTCTAACTGCTCTTGCATTTGTGCAATTTTGACTTCATCCTCTGCTATGTGCTTAGATACAAGCTCTTCAATTTCTTCGTTAGCAAGTTGTATTCCTCGCTCAAGATCTGCAATTCTTGTTTCAATGCGATAGTATCCATACACAAGACTAGCGACAAGTATAAGCATCTGCCCAAGCCATTTAAGGTTAATGCTAACAACAGTATTGTCACCAACGACAGTTGCCCGATATGATCTTGCCGTCTTAGGTTTATTTGTCTCACTCACTTTTCTTTCTTACATCTTCCCATTCATGGTGTCTATGGCAGTAATTATCTCCAACCAAAACTCCCCCACCAACAGTAGTTCTTACATACCAATGCTTAACACTATCCTGGTCTTGAATGATCATAAAGTTGGTACTGATCGAATCCGATGGGGATATTTCTACCCCTGCAACAGACCATCCACCATTACACGCACTAAAAATAAAAATAGCAAAAATGATCGTTACAATAAGTATCACTTTTAGTAGATCTTTTTTATCTTCACTCAATTTCTGATGTCCACTCAGTACCAGACAAAGTAGTCATTATCTGGGCATGGGAGTATTTCGTATAAGATGAATATACACTTGGGTCATTGTCTGGGTCATTATCACAGGCAAACTTTAATAGTGCTTTACTACTGTCACCTGTTTCACCATTGTTTAACCTAAGTGTATTAATACTGGATTGTATTGCATTATCAATTAATGCGTTAGATCCATCTTCTTGAGTGGCAGCATCAATATCAGCTTTTGGGACCACCATATATGCACGGTTTACCCATCTTCCGCTATAATCATCTGACCACCTGCTTGTTACTTCTTCACTCATATTATTTTCCTTTTATTTAACATCTGTTATTTCTTCACTCATAATTTTCCTCTAAGGTGTTGTTGTTGAACGATTAGTATCACCTTTTGCATACCCATTTGGCTCTGCGTTTGGTGAACTTGCTAAATCTGCCGCCTCAGTATTGGTAGCAGTTCCATGATTTGAATTTCCACTTCTATCGTAGATAGTACCATCACCGACATCAGATAATCCTGTTGAGGCATCTAAAGCACCCATCGCCCAATAGCCTAGTAAATTATCTGCGTAGCTATCTAAGAGATTACCATGTCTGCCAAGAGTATAAATTGCACTAACTTCTGTTGCTGAGAGTGCTTTATTCCAGATAGCTGTTTGACCAATAGAACCATCAAAAGCGTAAGCACTTCTATCCCAAAATGTACCAATAGCTACTTTGTTATTTGTTCCAAAATCCATATCTGATGCACTTGGAAAAGTACCTGCTGTTGCTCCTACTGAAGAATTATCAAGATACATTAATGATTCTGATTCACTACCACCTTTATAGACAATAATTAAATGATGCCAATCTGATGTATCTGTAAATGAAACAGACCTTGACCAATTTCCATTGTTTAAATTAAAAAACAATTTTGATAGATACCCAACTGAAATATATAATTTGCCACTACCTGTTCCTGCACCCATATCAAATAACCCATCATCATTAGCACCTGCATTTTTAAACCATATAGATATACTTAAATCACCTGCGTAATTATCACCAAGAAAAGTTCCAATTCCTGTTCCACAATCTATATATTCATTTGTAGCATCATTATCAAAAAAGTTATACGCAGAGTTTACCCCTGTGAGATAGGATTGATCTGGCAGAACTGAGGAATAGACTAAATCATCTGCGGCTTGGTTGGTCATTGTGCCAACATTACCGAGAATTTGTTTAATAGATAAATTATCTATATACATAACACTATCTGCTGTGAACCATTGTATATTTATTGGTTGTGCTGAAGTGCCATCATATACAAATACTCCACTTAAATTAACCCAAGCGTCTTTTGTGCTTGTTGATTCTAAAGTAGATGCACTCCCTGAATGATTTATAACTCGCAAATCTATATTTCCAGATGAACCTCCAGAAGTAGGTGTGTAAACATCTACAGAAACAGATAATATTTTTCCCACTAATGAAGAATCATTTGGTATTATTTTAGCGTTGTGGTCATTCTGATCACCACCTGTAAATTTATATGAGTGTGAACCCCCATTACTAAAATCTGTACTTCTTGCTCCACTACCATTATAATAAGTAAATGCAACACTATTCATTGTTGGACTAGATGATGAACTTTCTAAATCACCATTTGTAATTAAATCTAATCCAAGAACAGGTTCATTTACATCTATGATGGCAGGGTAAGTGTCTGATACTTCTGATTGGAGGACTTTTTTAAGAGCTAGGTCGCTAAATATCATTGTTCCTATATCAACATTAAGCCTCTTAGATGGATATAATTCAAATTTAGTACCACTTCTTGCTATTATATTTACAGTAAAATACTCCCAAGTATCATAAGAACTAACTCCCATTTGAACTGTGTCTGAGCTTACATCTGGATATGTTGAATGTGTTGTTTCAGTACCGATTGCGAAATGCCAATTTTTATCAGTTGCACTATTTCCATTATAGGATGAATATTTATATACATATCCAGAAAATTGATAAGGAACATTATTTTCTATGCCCAGACCAACTATATCCATCCTGCCCCTATCTGATGTATTTGTCTCTTCTGCTCTAACACCAGACCTTCCATCAACTGTAACTTCATCTCTTATTGTTTGATTACCTGAATAAGTTGATACAGAATTAGGATTAGTAATTAATGAGCCACCCAACTCTTCTGAGCTACTCTCAAATGCACCCATATCCCAACCTGCAACCATTTGCTGTACTATGTCATTAGATGCACCATTTGTAATCGTACCATCGTTTGAGTTAGAACTTGAATCTGCTATAGTAGGATATGCTTTACTTGTATCATCGCCCATTCTCCAATATCCAACAAGTCCACTAAGCGAAGATTCATCATAAGTAATACCTTTTTGGTAGATAGCGTAAACTTCTTCTGCTGATTTGGCTACATTGTAAAGAGATACACTTGATACACTTATTTGTGGGTATAGACTACCACCCCTACCAATATATAAATCATCTGAATTATCTACATCTAAGCTATTTACTCCTGTTGTACTACCCTCTAAAACACCATCTGTATATAAATATAAATTATCTCCACTTCGCACCATTGTTGTGAAATGCCAATTATTATCACTTACTGATTTTGTACCTGCTGATACTGCTACATTAGAACTACCACCTGCAATACGACATCTCATTTGGTCATTACCATTTTCCATGTATATTGTCCAACCTGCTGTATTATCTGAAAATGTTGTTTTTTTATTTATAAATGGTTGGTCGTGTTGAGCATCGCTTTTATGCCATAAGGCTACTGTGAAATCACCTGTACCAAAATCTAAAGCACTATTATCTGAAACTACAATATGGTCATTTGTACCATCAAAATCTACCACAGAAAAGCGATTATCACGCATTGGGGTAAACCTTGATTTTGCAAACTGCTTTATGGTTTGAGCATCGAGTTCAGTTTGATACACAGAGGCAGAGTATATATTGCCTTCAAAATACTCTCCATAATGCGACCTCCCAATAAAACCTGTGCCACCACTCCATGAGGCTAAAGTATTACTAAATGTTCCAGAGCCATCAAGTTTACCATCTAAATATATCTTATATGCTTTTGTAGATGGATTAACTACTACTGCACCATGATAAATTTGATTTTCTACTAATGTTGTACTTCCTTGAGGATTTTCTCCATTTATACTAGCTACTAAAGTCCAATCCGAGCCTCCATCTGTGCCATTAAAAATTATCATAGCTCTTCTTTCGTAAGCTGTTTGGTCACCCCATAGAACTATTGCTTGAGCTTGGTCTATATCTGTGCTTTTAAACCATGCTGTAATTGTATATGGAGTTAAGTTGGGTAAACTAGATGAGTCGAATGTTACATTATCATCCGTACCATCAAAATCAGTATAGAAGTCACTTCTGGCGATTGAGGTATCTTCTTCTGGTAGTACCTTATCCCCTGCTCTGAGCCATAGTTTTAAATTGCTTGTTCGGTCTGTAGCGTAAGAAGATGCTTTGGAGAAGTCTACAGGCTTAGAGGCAATCTTTGCAATATCATCTGCTGAAAGGGCAACATTCCAGACGCCTACTTCGTCAATTTTGCCCTTAAAATACTCATTCCCATTACCTGTATAACCAATTTTAAAAGATGAAGAATCAGCCGAACCATGACCTTGACTTGCAGTATTGTCTAAAGCACCATTAATATAGAATTTTTTATCACTACCAGATTGCACTAACCCTACATGAGTCCAAGTATTATTTGAAATAGTAGAGGTGCTATAAACATTATTAGTTCCATTCCAACTGGCAAGTTTATCATCATCCCCACCACCAGCTCTAATATAAAATTGGACTTCTGTAGAACCCCCACTCCTTATTCCTACTATACCTGCATGGTCTGTGTTACCTGTATCATGGTAAACCCATCCTAAAATAGTAAAATCACCACTTGAAAAATCATGGACATCTGCACCACAATCTAAATAATCATTATCACCATCGAAATTAAAAGAGTATTTGTTGGGAAAGCCGAGTACAGCCCCACCTTTTGTAAGGATATTACCTAAGCCGAGCATAGACTTATCCTAAGTAAGCTATT